CGTTATTATGCTAGAGAAATACCATCTTGCCCTACCTTTATACCGTTGGCTATTGAGGTTGAGAAGTACGAAATTATTAACCAGTGTTTCTTTTCTGATTTCTTTGATGACCTTCTTGATGAGTCTTCTTTTCAAGCTGCAATGGACAAAGTTAGATTGTTTTACACGTCTGGAAGTGTTGCATTTGTGTTTGATAGAGTGTTTGGTGAGTGGTTCTCGTCTGTATTTCGTTATTATTTGAGTGCAATTGGAATTAAAGTTGAAGGTGGAGGTATTCTTCAGATCTTTGATATGATGAGTGGAGGTGAGAGTTGTCCAATGAGGGATGAGTGGCTGGCAGCTGAGGCACATGTATTGGAGAAATATGGTGTTGATATCTCTGAACGAATGTATGGTGAGGGTGATTTTAGTGGTTATGATTTCACTCAGCTTTATGAAGTCTTGGCGCATGTAGCTGGGATTGTGGTTATGCCATTGGATTGTCCAGATGATATGGATCCTTTGGTATTTAAGCATTTGTTAACAGAATTCATTCAGCGGATGTGTGTAAAATTGATCCATATGAGAGGAATTAATAAGAATTTCTTCACCCAAGGGACTATGAACTCTGGAGAGTTCATGACATCTTGTGGTGGTACCGGACATCAAATGGTTGCCCACATACTATATGTGTTTGCTTTAATGGAAAAGTTTAAAGAAAACCCTATAGTGATGATCATTTTGTCATCTGTTATGATGTTTTTTCTATTTTATTCAGATGATAACATTGGTTCATGGCCGAAATACATGAATGATTATAAATTGTATGAGTCATCTGAAACCACTTATCATGATTATATTAATTATTGTATTGATAAGCTGGGTTTGAAATTTAAGTGGGAGTCTTTGAGGATATTTAACTATTGTAATGGTGTTCGGATGTACCAAACGAAGCCAACGGGTGAGGTTGTTGAGGTCTTCTATCGGCCGTCAGTATCATTTTTACGTTACTCAGTCGCTCACACCTATTTGGACGGGGTGTACTTAGGTAAATTTCCGCATAGGTCAACTGAAGATTTGATTTCGAAGATGGCTTTGTCTTTATCAGCAACTAAGAATCCTCGTACTCATATGTGTCACTTGGCATCTTTGGCTCGTTTGTCAAGTGGCAATCTTGAGGCTTATGACCAGTTGTTCAAAGCTTATTTTGAGTTAGTCGATCGTTTTTCTGAACCAACCAGAGATGAATGGGATAGGTTCTATATGGATGCTAAGAATTTACCGTTTTCGGTTAGGATGGTGATACAGTCCACTGGTAGGATTTATTCTTTCCCTAGTATATTTGATTTGCATGATCAGCAAACTAAAGGGTTTAAGAATAGGACTGGGTTTGCCGCATTGGATGTGGATGGTATGCAGGTGGATGGTGCTGCATACTATAAGAAGTCAGCTGAGATTCGTGGTATTTATGATACCACTGTTGCTGGTTATTTAGATGACTATGAAACTATGTTGGTGGCGGAGCCGTTCACATTGACTACATGAACAAGTGATTTCTGGATTGGTTTAGAAAATAAGAATCCAAATTCCAGGAT